CAAGATCATGAAGGAACCACCATCACGACGTCGGTAGCCTCCAGCTTGGGTGCGAGCCAGCTCTTGTTGAGAGTGATCTTGGTGTTGGAACTTTCGGTTTCAACGCCCAGGACCTCCCAGACCTTCATGATCTTGGCGGTGTGGGCCTTCAGGTCAATCTCGACGGGAGTACCGGCATGCACGAGTTCCTTGTCTGCCAGAGTGTCGGAGATGAGGGCACCGTACTGACGGTACTTCACCTCGTCCGGGTGGCAGAGGAACGGATTCACGCCACCGATGTCTTTCGAGCGACGCGAATAGGCATTGTTGAAATGTTCGAGCATAGTTGTTTGTGTTGTGAGGCTCTTAAAATGCAAATGCTCGACAAGAAGTAGCTGTCCGTCTTCTGTTTCGACATAAGCATCATCCTCATCTACAAGCAAAGCATCAAGAGGAGCCATCTGTTTGTGTGTTAAAGTCAACTATTGCGAACCCGGTCGGCATCCTCCTTGGCCTTCTTGGCACGGTCTTCAGCGCTTATCTCGGCGGGCTTGTTGGAACCTTCCCCGCGATAGGGAGCGGCACCGTCGCCGATATAAGACTTCAACTTCTCCTCGTAGGCCGTCTTGACTGCCGTCAGAAGCGACTCCTCGGTGGTCTGGTCATTGACCTCGACGCCGGAGATGATGTCGTTCCAGAGCGACACGTTGGATACCTTGAGTTCGTCGGCCTTTCCTTTAACCTTGTCCCGCAGTGCGTTATACTGGCCCTGCTTGACCTTGTTGTTGTAATCGGCCTTGAGGTTGTCGAGTTCCGATTTCTGCTTGTCGAAGTCTTCCTTCAACTGCTTGAGTTCGGGATTATCACCGCCACCTCCTCCCTCCGGGTGGGCTTTCTTGTAGTCCTCCAGAGCCTTCGTTGCGTTCGACGCTTTGGTGCGCTCGGCATCTACGGAACTCTGGATGGTCTTCAAGAGGGTTTCCACGGAGGCTTCGGCTACGGCGCCTTCGATTTCCTCATCCTTGGTGACGGTTTTTACGAGCAGTGCGGCCACCCCGTCAAACGCCTTGTCACTCAACCCCAAGTTCGAATACTTGGTTTTGAGGGCTGCTAAAATCTTGGTTTTCATGTTGTTAAAGAACTTTGGTTTTGAGTATAAAAAAAAGAGCCGCACCTACGACCGTAAGGATCGTAAATACAGCTCAAGGGCTTTTTCGGCAGTTGAGTATGTCAAGGAATAAGTTTCACCTCGATAAACCGGTGGCACCGGCGGCATTTGACAACTACTTTCGTCTCACCTTTAAGCGATGCGACGGAGAGCAATTTCTGCCCGCAACTGGGACACTCGACAAACGTCTTTTCGCGTCCGTTGCCCGTGACTTCCACCGTCTCGAACTTCATACGCCCATCTATACTCGTCGCAAAAATACAAAAAATCCAACAAACAACAACAAAAGTTGTAAATTTTTTGATAATTTTGCAGAAAATGATAAAAACAACGGGGTATCGTGGTCTTTTCCAAGGACATACCGGTCTTGTCTTATGCGGCTGTTCAGGCTCTCCGGGATAAGGACAAGGACACAATCAATCCGCTTCGCATCATCGCCCAGGCGGGTGCGCAGGAGCGCATGCTTTCACGCGACGTAGATATAATGATTGGTGGAGGCTCGAGAGGCGGTTCCAAGTCCTTCAGCCTCGTTATGGAAGGGCTCAAGGACATCAACGAGCCCGCATTCTCCGGCCTTATCGTACGTAATGAGCGCGACGACCTTACCCAAGTAATCGACTACTCCCTCCAGATGTACTCCCAGTACGGCACATTCAACCGTTCCCGCGACGACCGTACCTGGAACTTCACCGCCGGAGGAAAACTCCGCTTCTCCTACTACGGAGATAGTATGGAGGACTTCAAGAAGCGTTTCCAAGGCAAGCAATACAACTACATCGGCATCGATGAAATCACCCATATACCCTACGAGAAGTTCAAATACCTCGCTACCTGTAACCGAAACGGTATGGGCCTCCGTAACCGCATCTGGGGCACTTGCAACCCGGACCCCGATTCGTGGGTGCGCAAGTTCATCGACTGGTGGATAGGCCCAGACGGATTCCCGATCCCTGAGCGTGACTGCGTGGTGCGCTACTGCTTTATGGACGGCGACTCCCCGGACACAATCTACTGGGGCGACACTCCCGAAGAGGTGTACGAGCAGTGCAAGGACATCATCGAGCCTCTATGGAATGAGCGCTACGCCGAACTCGGGTACGACAAGAAGCGGATGTTCGTTAAGTCCGTCACCTTCGTCCGCGCCGGTCTGGAGGAGAACCTGAAACTGATGTTCTCCGACCCCAACTACCTCGCCAACCTTGCCCAGCAGTCAGACGAGCAGAGGGCACGCGACCTCGAGGGTAACTGGAACTTCAAGTCCGCCGGTGAGGATATGATAAAACTGCTCGATATGGAGCGGTTCTTCAACTCTCCCAAGATAGAAGGCGGAATCCGCTACGCCTCGTGCGACATTGCCTTCGAGGGCGGAGACTCCCTCGTGATGTGGCTCTGGGAGGGGTTTCACATCAAAGACCTCTACGTCTGCCGCTACGACTCCAAGACCACTATTCGCAACGTCAAGACCAAGCTTCAGGAGTGGGGAGTCCTCGAGGAGCACTTCTGCTACGACCTTAACGGGCTCGGCCAGGCGTTCCGGGGTTTCTTCCCCCACGCCAAGCCGTTCAACAACACGGCCGGTGTGGAGCCGAGGTTCAAGGGTATGTACCACGACCTCAAGAGCCAGTGCGCGTACCTCTTTGCCCACAAGCTGATCGACGGGGAGATGAGCATAGAGCCACGCCTTCTGTCGATGCGCTTCTCCGGCAAGGGATTTACCAGTGTCCCGCTCCGCCAGATACTCCTCAAGGAACGCCGGGCAATCCGTGGTGAGGACGATTCCTCCGACAAGGGATTCACGCTCATCAAGAAGAAGGTAATGAAAAACCTCGTCGGCCACTCTCCCGACTACATCGAAGCCCTTCTTATGCGCTTCGTCTTCGAGGTGGGCAAGGGTATGCACAACAAGCCGAAAGGCATTCCCCAATACCGTAAAGCAACATCAATCAGATTCGTATAATGAGAACACTACTTTCCAAGAGGCCCTGGCTGACCGTTCTGCCGTCGGCGCCCGGAACTCCCTTACTGACCAAGCCCAAGATTCAGGACGACTTCATCCGGCAGTATTTCCCGTCGTCCCACAACATCCAGGACCCGATGTTCTATCCAGACATCTGGCGTGAAATCGAGGAGCCCGTACTTGACAAAGACGGCAACGATACCGGCAATACCGTTGTCAACACCTACATCGAGAAGGTTCCCCGCTTCTCTTTCGCTTACCAACAGATTATCACCTTTAAGCACCTCGTACACCTCTGCGGCAACGACATCCAGTTCGACCTGAACACCAATAAGGAAGACGAGAAGATAAAGGCCGACGTCAGCAGCTTCCACGACGGGTGGCACGAGAAGGATATGGAACACGCCTTCTACGAGTTCGCCAAGAGCGTCAAGATCACCGGCGACGCCGCTTTCGCCGCTTACATCGAGAAGGGTAAGTTCGGCTGGGAGGTGTTCTCCTTCCTGAAGGGAGATAAAATCTACCCCCACTATGGCAAGGACGGTAATCTCTCCGTCTTCGCCCGCTCCTACAAGGAGTACACCGAGGACGGCACCGTCATAGACCGTCTGGAAGTCTGGGACAGAACCTACCTCCACCGTCTGCACAAGGTCACTGACCCGAATGCCAACCCCGTCCCGCTCACCTTCGGCACCGGCGCCGGTACTTATCTGCTCGAAGGCTATGCCTACGACGATCCTACCTTGGGCGCCGTGGCTCACGGCTTCCAGAACCGCGTGCCCATTGCTTACCTCCGCTCCGAGGAAGGCCCTTGTTGGTCCGCATCCCAGGACTCCATCGAGGAGTATGAGATTGCCTTCTCCCAGATGGCGCACAACAACAAAGCGTTCGGTGAGCCCATCCTTTACCTCAAGGGCGACAACGTTGAGGCCAACCACGACCTTAACGGCACCATCAAGACCATCGCCATGGGCCCCGACGACAACGCTGGATACCTCGCCGGTCAGTCCGCCTCCGAGTCCTTTATGAAGGAACTCGAAGACCTCCACGACCGCATCTTCGAGCAGTCCTTCGTCGTGACGCCTCCGGAGCTGAAGAGCGGAGACCTCCCCGCCGCCGCACTGAAAATCCTCTACTCCCCGGCAGTGGAGAAAGGCATCAACGACGCGGAGATGTTCACCCCGGCGCTCAACGAGGTCGTCTATCTGTTCGCCTTCGGCTACGGCGTCGAGAAAAAGAAGTCCCTCGACTACGTAAATCTCCCGCTCCGCCCCTGGATCAAGCCCTACGTCCACGTATCCGAGTCCTCCATTATGGCAGACCTCGCCATCGGCGTACAGAATGGATTCATCTCCAAGAAGACCGCTTCCGAGCGTGCGTGGTTCTACGCCGTCTCTACGGAATGGCAGCGCCTCCTCGAGCAAGCGAAGGAAGAGGAGAGGGCAGACCTTCTCGCGGAATTCGAAAAACGGAAGTTTAACACCACCACCGGCCAAGAGTAATGCCCACCGACGAAGAAATACGCCGGGCAAAGGAATACCTTGTCCTCCGACTCAGCGCAGAGAGACTGGCGGTATCATCACTCGATAGCGCCCTTCTCTCCGCCGCGAGGCGGATCGTCGCCATATCCCGCCGGTACAACATCCCGCCAGAGCGCTTCCGCTTCTCCGCAGACCCTCAGCTACAAGCAGAGGTGCGTGACGTTCTGGCGCTCCTCCGAGACGCCCTCTACGACCGCATCGAGACTATCGACACCTTCGATAATGACGAAGACAAGGATCGCCCGTTCGTCGCCCCGGCGCTCACGACCCCGTGGAAGGACAAGACCTTCCGCCAGAGGCTCGCGGAGTACACCTCCCGTTGGGGCTACGAGATAGAGGCCGTCATAGCCGCCGCCGGTCTGGAAGGTATCAAAGACACCAAGGCCATCGAATCCGCCATCCGCGAATATCTCGACCGCCCCTATGACAACCCGTGGGTGAAAGACCACATGGGAGAGGGCGCGGCGGTCCGGCTCGAGAACATCCCACACTACGGCAAGGGTAAGCCCATCGCCTCACAAGCGGCCCTGGCGCTTCTCCTCACAACCGTCGTGGCAAAAGGATGGATGCAGAACTGGGCCAGGCTCAACGCGGGCAAGAAAGGCTACTACGTCTTCCGTGGCTCATCGTTCCCCTGCGAGATATGCGACTACCAGACCAGCTTTCCGCACGACGCATCGGACGCCGACGGGCTTCCGCCCTTCCATCCGAACTGTTGTTGCTACGTTGTTTACACCAATGACCTATGATAGAATTTTCCAAGAAACGCATCGCCCGGGCAAGGGAAGAGAAGGTTGACATCCGGCAGCTCGCCATCGCCGAACTGATGGCGTGGGGATGGTCCGCAATGGACGCTATGCTCGCCATGGGGCTCATCCACGAGGAAGACAACCGGCTCGACGCCCAACACACCGTCGTGAACTACACCGCAGCCGAGGAGTTCGTCAAGGTGTACAAGAAACGCTCCGGGCAGCTCCGCAACGGAGCAGTGTCCGACGACCAGCAGAAGGTACACCCGACGCCCGGCACGTCCGGCGCCCTCCGTGGACGCCCCAAAGCCGACGGCACCAAGCCCGACCGCAAAGAGTGGCAAGGCCCTCTCGAGGAGCCCGTACAAGACGAAGAAATCCTCGCGGCAATGTGGAGCACCATCACCAAACTCAAGCCGGATGATCCCAAGCGCGTCGATCTCCTCGACAAGTACGACAAACTCAAATCCCGCAAGGGCATCGGAGTGGACGACACCACCATCCACTTCTACCTCCCGCGCCCGGAGTGCGACACGTGTCCCTTCCGTGGAGAACACGTTATCACAGAGCCGGACAAGCCCGCCCAGAAGGAAGCCCCGAAGGAAGACCCCAACAAGGGCTACTCCGTCCACGGCAAGAAACTCGGCCGTCCAAAGAAGCAACCTCTGGAGAAAATCGACCTCATTATTGAAGAATAAGTTTAACCAACACATCATAACACATTATGTCACAACTCATCAACTTTATCCCAAAGACCAAGGAAGAGTGCCGCAGACTCCTGAAAGACCTCTCCGAAAGTCGTGAAGGCGCCGCCGTGGCGGACCGCTACGGCAACATCGACGCCCTCAACGCCGAAGAGGTGAAGGCCCTCATCGACCTCATCGAGAACCAGATCGGCGAGAAAGCGCCCAAGGCCCCGAAAGCCGAAGCCCCCGCCCAGAAACCCGCACCCAAAAAGAAAAACGTCAAGAAATGAAAACAGACAGAAAAGGCCGCATCGTCCTCCAGAGAGGCGACTACCGCGTAAACAACTTCATCTTCCACCTGGAGCCCAACCACATCAAGGTAATGGCCATATCCGGCATCGTGTCGTGGCGCGTATCCCTCGACACGTCCGTCGGCATGCTCATCGCCAACGGCATCAAGGAGAAACAGGACCAGTGGCTCGGCATCTATGCCGCGTGCACCTTCTCCCACCTCTGCGTCGTCCCCGACCAGAAGTTCTTCGAAAAGCACTCCGAACTCGTCAACGCCCAGGTCGAGCTCCATCCGGAGTTCTACGGCAAAGCCAAGCCCACCGACGACAAGGAGGCCGACGATAAAATCCTCCAGGAAGAGAAGGAACTTCACGAAGCACTCGAAAAGTCCGGCGAGTAATACCCAGGCGCCACTTCTCCATACATACTCGCCACCCACCCCTCACGTTTTTCCCGTTGTTGTTGTCGTGAGGGGTTTTTCATATCCAGAACACAACATTATCCCAACATTGATCCAAATCCGCCGAAAATCCAAAAATCGGCCTCTGACACCATTTCCCGCCCATTTCACAAATTGTAAAATGCATTTCACTATTTGTAAAATCGATTTCGCAAATCTGTCAAATCGATTTGACTAAAATGCTCAACCAATACCATCTATATAACATCTGTATAAGAAACAATAAAAAGAAATGTAAAAAGAAAAGTTCACGCTTTGCGACTCCTCAACCGATATTGCAAGAAGTTGTAATTTCCAGTCGTAGATTTCACTTCAAAAACCAATCTATTTCCGAACAGCTCTCTCGCGTATGCGCGTATGCGTACACACACTCGCTCTGGCAACCATCATTCCGATAGCGATAGCTATGCGTATCTTCCCTGGCTTTCGATAGAAATGCCCGCAGAGCGCCGATCCGGCACCCCGGTGGCACTCCGCATCATCTCGACACCTCCAATGCGATTCTGGGCCATTTCTGGGGCCCAGGAGGGCAAAATTCAAGACAACCCGTTATCCCCTTTGGGGATACCCCCGAAACCGAAAATCCGAAAAATTCAAAAATGAAAAAATCAAAATTCGTGTGGGAGGTGGGCGATAGTTCCTTTTATACGCGCGGGGGGCCGGGGTGGCTAACTCATTGATTATCAATAAGTTATAAATGTTTATCTTATAGGTATAAGGTAGCCGGGGCATTTGTAACAACTTTGTTACTTTTCCCGTCCGGGGCGCTCCGCAAGGGGCGGAATTCACCCCCTACAAGGGGCAAAATCCCATATTTAGAAACCGTCTAAATATATTTTCTAACTCATTGATTATCAACAACTTACAAGTATAAAATTATTCAAATAAGATGTAAATTTTTTTCTAACTTATTGAATATCAAGCACTTACAAAGACGAAAAAAGTGCAAAAAAAGTTGTAAAAAGTTTGTTTTGTCAATTCTTTTTATTATATTTGTATTGAAATAGTTCTTTGATATACTGAAATTCTGAAAGGGGGATTTTGCGCCCTGGTGCGTATTTATTAAAATTTTTTAATAACTTATAAAACCCCTGAATTATGACTAAATTAGAATTTGTTGTTAACTCCCTTTTTGAAAACAACGCTGCAAGCAAAATCAACGGATTTGCAAAGTACGAAAAAATCGTATCTTTTTACACTGCAAACAAAATCGCTTTGCCTGTTTCCCTTACTTTTGTAGAAACAAAAAGCGCTGCAAGATTGACAAAGGACGAAACTATTTCCATACAAAGGGCGTATATTTCGGAGCTGAAAGCCGGAAACGTAACGCCTGAAACGGAAAGCAATTTCAACGCAATAGGCAAAGAAGACGAAAAAGTTACGTTTTCTAATACGGTTGTTTTTTCGGAGTGCTGCAAGGTTGTCGGATATTCCGCAACGGCTGCAAAACTTGTCGAAAGACTTTCCCCGAAACAATTAGAAGACTACCAGAAGACAACCCGCAACGGAAACGCTCTGTTTTCCGTTTCCGAAATTCCCGCTATTATTGAAATGCTTTCCAAAATAGCGGAAAACGCTAATAAAGAAAGCAAATAAAACCTTTTTCCCCTTTCAGAATTCAGTATTACAATAACCCCGGAAATTTTCAACGTTTCCGGGGTTACTTTGTTTTGTGTGGATTGAAACCCACACAAAGCGCAAAACAAATTGCAGTAAGACCGCCCAGGGCGCGAAGTATGGGACGGCGTGCGTAATTCCTTGACATAGCGAACGAACGGAACGAACGAACGGAACGACCAGGGCAGCAGCTCAGGCCGTGAAATTTTGTGCGCTCCGGGGAACGTCGCAGCTCTGCACCGTAGCATGGACGGGCCGGTGGTGAACGAATCCGAACGCGGGGAACGAGTTTCCCCAGGGCGAACGGCAGAACGTGATGAACGAGCAGAACGGTTGTGTTTGCAGCCAGTTCGATTTCACCACCGAAATAGTGAATGATTGATTGAACGAGTGCGGAACGGCTTGCGAGATTCTGGGTGTAAATCCAGGATCACGTCACAGACATTCAGAAATTCATCTTGACCGATGGACGGACGAGGAAAACAGGAACAGGACAAGTCATAAAAACGCACTGGCGGAGGGTGGAGGAATCTGCCTTCCGTTTCCAATTCAACAACAACCAATCAACAACAACCATGTGCAAAGTAAGTATTATTCACGTTGCTTGCCAGGCGGGCAGCGAGGACGGCCGGAATTTCCCGGTTGAGAACCACGAAGAAATTATGAACATCTTTTCCCGTCAGTTTGAGGACGAGCGTGCTCAGGCAGCTTACTGCTCGAATTTCCTTGCGGAGATGGGGAACCGCATTTCTCCGGTGAACGGCATACCGATGCGTCAGTATGCGTGTGCATAAAGTGATTGTGTAGGTGGATTTGATTATCCGCCTACGCGCCAAATGTTTAACCAATCAAAATAGCTATTATGAAAAAGATTATTTGCAGAGTTATCGAACGACTGTTCCCCGAACAAGTTGCAAAGATTCGTGAAACGAACCGTGCCAGACGGGCTGCGATTCAGGTACTGCTCAACGTGAGCGGTGGTCTGCGTCGATCCGGATGCACGACCAGCGAAACGAACCGTGCACTGCGCAGTGCATTGAGCGCCTACGAACTGGGCGATTACGAGCATGTTCACGAACGTGCGGAACGTGCGGCGATAGCGAACGGTTGACGAACGAACCGTATCCTGGATGCATCATCCTGACCGGTGTTGCATCCGCGAATTTTCACATTCACAATTATCAATCAACCAATCAAAATCACAAGTATTATGAAAAAAATGACTGTTACCGAACTGAACGCCCTCACCGACTACGTAGTGGAAAGCGTACTTGCATCCAAGCGCGACGAGGTTAAGAAATCCGTTTCCACGATCTCGGAGAACGAGTTGAACGAACTGCTCGCAAGGGCGGAAGAACTGGTCAAGGCCAAGAACGATGCGTACAACGCGCTGGAGGAGGCGAAGAAACGGCTCGATGAGTTTGAGAAAGGTCTTTTCGACAAGAATTTCCAGGGCCGTTACGTGTACGTGGATGGCTACTATTCCTCCACCACGAAGATTCAGGAGTACAACGACGACACGCTGTTCAAGGGCACTAAATTCGAGCCGTGGATTCTCCGCAAGGACGTGGAGCGCAAGTTGGTCCTGAAGAACCTCGGTTCGGAGGTGGACGTGGAGAGTTTCATCAAGGAACTGGTCGCGTCCTACTAACCGATTTTTGGGTGCAGAATCCTGGCCGATTCTGCATTCACCATTTCAACCAATCACAAACGAACCATGGAAAAGACCTACGAATGTTGTCCGCACTGCGGTGCGGAGGTAGAGCTGGATGCAGAATTGAAGGTACAGAAATGCCCGAACTGCGGAAAGCACATAGTAACGTGCAGTATGTGTATGAACGGCGAACTGGGCCGTCCGTGCACGTATGACTGCTGCCTTGAAATCCTGGCTCATCACCTCAACGGTGAATGAACGGTTGCGGAGCGAGTGATATTGCTCCGCAGCGCAAATCAACCAATCAACGAACTATTATGAGAACACGTAAATTCAAGACCTTGCGTGGATGGTTGAATTTTCTCAACCAACGCAGACCACGAACGAGCGCAAAGGGCAATCCGGAAATTTTCGAACCTCTGGACGAGTTTTTTAAGGAGGAACGGCATTTTGCCTATTTCTCCAACGTCTTCAAGGCGAACGAAAAATGGCACAGTGAAAATGTGATCCTCCCCTGGGAGGAGAAATATCCCGTCGCCCTTGCAATCGTGAACTACCACTGGAAATCACGCACGAAATCAGACCGTGAACGAATCGCAACGAACCTTGCGAAAGGCTACGGAGATTTGAGTTTTCTCCAGTGCTTTGCGGTGTCAATGGAGCGCGTGAACGGCAAGTGGCAGTATGTATTCTGCTCAAACGGCCTGAGCGGTCCGAGCTACGATTACTGCAAGCGAGAATACGTGCGCAGTATCTGAACGGTTGGCGGTTCCCGAAACGAACCGTCGGCCACCAATTCAATCTTCAAAATTCACAATTATGAGCAAAAGTATCTATTGCGTCAAACACGAGTGGTTTGACGAGAGCGGAAACAAACTGGAATCCAAGTGCGTGACGCACGCCTGGTTTTCCGCATACTCACGCGCGGTGGACGAATTTGAATCACGTCTGACGAACCTCTACGACAAGGTTTATCCGAATCGACGAGTTGAACGGATTTCTCCAGCCACCGGATTTTCACCCGTGGACGGAACCTACGAACTATCCGCCGCAAAAGTGTATGCGAAACCGGAGGAGCAGAGCTGCATTCGCGTGGCACTTTGTGCCGTGGACTTGCAGTGAACCATTTGCCTGGGCGTCCTTGGCCGGACAAACGGGCACCAACCAATCAATAAAACACACTATTATGAACGACATCGCAAAAATGAGGAAGGAATTTGACGAGAAAATTCGCCTCGCAGAACTGGAGAATCAGTACAACGAACAGTTGGAAAAGGTCGGCCTTTCGATGAGTATTTTTACCACCGACAAGACCGGTCGTAATCTTGCGAGCATACACAAGACGACCGACGACCGCTACCGCAATCCGTTTGACGGGCACGATGCGCAGAATCTTCTGCGGATTTTACCTATGACGGAGAGCAAGAGCGTGTACGTGGGCGACCACAAGTATGAACCGCTACCGTGCGAGATGGAAACATACCGCGCACCGAAATCTGCGAGAACGAACCTCTGCGTCAAGTACATCCACGACAACCTGGAGATATGGTTCGAGCTGCCCATCAACGAGCAGAACAACGAACTGATGCAGTATTTCCAGCGCACACAGCGTGAACTGGATAACAGCGAGATAGGGTTGTACTACGGATGTGTTTCTCCCAGGGAGAAATCGCGCTTGCAGATGCTCCCTTTCCTCACGTTCAACTGTGGACGGATCGTCCGTTTTCAGGGTGGCCATCACAAGCAGATTTCCGAGGGCCACATCTCTTGCATCATAGCAAGCATCGAGAACGACGATTTCTCCTGGGAGCGCGTGAGTGAGTAACGAACCGTTGCGTGGAGGGTGAATCTTCCACGCAGCACCAACCAACCAATCGAATCATAACAATGTATTACAACGTAAGCGTATTGTTCTGCGAGTACGAGAATGGCATTTACCAACATCTGCCGTTTGCGTCGCCCGTGGTACGAACCGAGGAAGAGGCACAGAAACTCTTCGACTACGAACTGAAAGCCTACACAAACAACTGGCGCGGTAACGAGCTGTTGTATGACAAGCCGGTTGACCGGACGCAGTTTCACAACGTCCGCCAGGCGCTCGTGAAATGCAACGAGGCTGCGTATGTGCACGGCTACTATCTGCTTGAACTCAACGAGTGGAGTATCAATCCGCACGAATGAGTGCTATTTCTCCCGGCTCCTGAACGAACCGGGAGGAACCGAACCAATCAAATCAAGTAACTATGACACACAACTACAACATTTGGCTTTGGCCGGGCGCTGGTTACTGCCTGGACGGGCCGTGGGAAATCAAGGATGCAAGTTGCGAGGAGCACGCAATCGAACTACTCGTGACCGACTTGATCGCAAAGGAGAGCTGGTGCTATTTGCTCAAAGAAGATGAGTATGAAAAGACGTGCCGTGAACTCGGTTACAATCCCGATGAACACGATGGCGACGATTTGGAGGGATGGTTGTACGTGGATGCAACAATGGAAGGTGCGCCCTATCCGGTGTATCTGCGGATCGAGAATATGCGCATCGATGAAATCAAGTGATTTGCTCCGGCGGATTTGAGCGTCCGCCAGGGCGCCAACAACCAATCTACACAATCACTATGCTTAAAGACAGAGTAAAAGAACTAATCGACCGCTACGAAGAGGGCGAAGAATGCCTCACTCCGAGCGACGTCCAAGAGGAACTTGAAAATATCCTCACAGACGAACCGTATGACAGTGTGAACCTCAAACTCGAGATGGATTTGCAAGACGCACTACACGACTACATCATCGCTCAGCACGACGCGGAGCGTGGTGGTGGCCGCATCCCGGACGGTGGCGACGAATTTATCGAAGCCGTGGAGCGAATCATCGGCTACAATGACTAACCGTTCCTTGCGGGAGTGAAATTCCGCAAGGGAGCCAACCAATCAAATATCTATCACTATGCGAACCATTACATTTAACGTGTACCAACTGGACGAGTTGTCCGAGGGTGCAAGGAAGAACGCCATTGATAACGTGCGCTCCAAGGTAGGCGATATGCTCTGCGATTTCGACGCGGACGATTACCGCTCCACTCTGGAGGAGATCGAGAAAATCTTCGGCATCAAAGTGTACGACTGGAGCGTCGGTTATCCCGGCACCTATTCTCGCTGGCGTTTCACCGACGAACGGTGGAGCGAGATGAGCGATGATCCGAAATTCCTCGTGCGCTACTGGAACGCCGTGGAGCGGTATTGCAGAAAGGGACGTTACTATTCCGGACATTGGAGGAACGTTCCGAAAAGCAAGGAGCATCCGGCTGGATTGTCTTGCCTCACGCGGTACAGCAAGGTTATGTGGGAGCGTAACTATGCTCTCACCGGAACCTGGACTTCAAGCGTCGTGGATGATTACACCGGAAAGAAAATCTGGGAGTATGTGCGCAAACGCAGAACGATTGAGGATTTCGTGGACGATATGCTCTATGATTTCTTCAAGCAGTGGGAGCGCGACCAGGATGCGAACTACGAGGATGAGGCCATAGAAGACACTATCCTCGGGAATGACTACGAATTCACCGAAAACGGTGTTCGTTACGTCGCATAACATCTGCCATGGCGGCATTGAACCGCCGCCGTGGCGCCACACCAATCAAATTCAAGCACTATGAACACACAAACACGCAACGAGATTGCATCTTGGCTCTTCGATAGAGTGGGCCAAGGCAAGCGCGAAGAAGTCGGCTCTATGGATTTCGACACCTTCAACGACGGACAAGAAGAGTTCCGTGTAACCATTATGAAAGATGAGGACGACAAGTACCAGGTCTGGATGATGGACTATGCGATTCCCGATTTCACAATCGAGCAGAACACCACGGAGGAACTGATACAGACCGCCATTGATTTGTGGTACGAAACGCTTTGAGCCATGGAAGAAGAAAACCCTATCTGGAAACTGATCGAGCGCATCGAGAATGCGTTTTCGAAGGATGATTTGAAATCGGCACCACGCGAGGTGCTGGAGCAAGTCATTGCTGACACTTACGACGGACTGTGCGCCATCGCTGATTCCCAGGTTGACCCGTGGGAAAGGGATGAT